TCATGATGTACCTCATGCTTTGATGATTGGGGGGTGAAGAGTGTTTGCTCTCTCTTCACCCCGATCCGATCGATTCGTGTCCTACTCGCTAGACTGGCATATACCCCACGATTCAGTCAGTCATGATCACTTGTAAGGTTTCCCGTTGTTGCCTCCAAAGATCGTCGAGAGGTTGTGGCGTATCCCGTATTCGCGCCGGTACACTGGCATCACACATTCGAAAGTGCCGCCTGGATACTTCCTGAAACCACATGTTCGCGGAGAAGAACATGCGCATCATGTGTGACCGTGTTTCAACCTCTGGACGTCACCAAATGGACCGTTACCCGATTCTCTGTCGCATGTGGTTTGTCTAGTTTTCGAACACTCGATTGACGTTGTAGGTTTTCATGCTAGGTGGAATACCACATTGATTCTAGCAAGGGCGCATAGGTGGTCAACCCGTATGGTTGCGCATGTGCGATCGTGTCGCGTGGGTGATGACGTGTTGGTGCCTCCACTGGTTTTTGTATTTGGCCGTAGGCCAATTGTAACCTTGTCAAGGCCAAACGTACTTTTCTTAAACACAAAAACACCTATGTATAAACGCATATGTCATACCAGTATTGAGTGTAAGACAACTTAGTATACAATGTTCTGATTTTATGTGCCTACATCAGAACATGTTCGCATGTTGTTCTATGACTGTTGGTAGGAGTATTACTGAATTTTAATGCATGAAAGCTAAATGCTGAAATCTAATTCAAGAAGGTTCATTCAGTGAAATTTAAGACCATATAGGGTCTCAACTCCCCAACACACATACAAAATACGAACTCACGTAATACACGCTTCCCTTGTAATACATTTTCTACTGATCGGATTATTTTTCAGTAGATTTAACAGGTGATATAGGGTTGAGATGAGTTTGGGGTCGGGTTAGGGGATAACGTCTGAGGGGTTGATCCGTGCCTACAGGGGTTGGTTCAGGGGGGTGGTTTTTGGTGATCTTGTGCCTGGGAGATCAGTTTGAGCGGGTCTGAAGTATGGGGCCGATTAGGGTGTCAGACTGCATACTTTCGGATACCTGTCAATAGTGGAGCCGAATGGTTTTATATCAGTTCTAGATGCTTGTGTATTCAGGCGATCTATGCTATTATTAGGAGGAACTAGGAGGTAGATATGATAAAACAGGAGGTTACCCTTCGAGGGTGCGTTCGATGTGAGGATGGTGCCGTTAAAACCGATGAGGATGAATACGGGCGGTTTAGGATTTGCATGAGTTGCGGATGGACGGTTGATCTACCTCCAAGACTAAGAATCGATTTGACAAAAATGAAAAAAGGGATAGCATTAGGTAGAGTGCGGACAGAAAGTCAGAAGAAGCGAGAATCACGATGGAAAGATTAGAGCAAATAGAAGAAGACAATCTTCGAGAGCGATTTGGACCCCCGATTATTGATTCGAATGGAAATGTGATCTGTGGTTCAACTGATACGATTCGGGGAGATGTCTGTCAGTTAGGTGCAGGTTGGGGGACAAGCCATTCGGGGATTGGACCTTGTCAGAAACACGGTGGGTCGATTGAAACTACACTGGCAAAGAAGAATGGGACAGCGTATTCGATTTATGTTCAACATGAGCGGTTGAAGAAGATTCTAACAGAAGAAGAGGCAAATGCAGAGAGTGATAATCTTGATGGGGAAATTTCTCTTATCCGTGGGATGATTCGGTTAATGGCCGAAGAGTTTGGATTTGAAATCGATGAGGATATGACTCAGGAACGGATTTTCGGTCGGACGGCTACGCAAGTTCAACAGGTTGCGAAGTTGGTTGATCGAATGGCAGGACTGATCGAGCGGAAGTATCGAGTTGCGGCAATTGCAGGGGAAATGGTGCCACGGGAAGCAGTTCGAGCTTATATACAGTCGTTGCAGAATGTCCTGATAACAGTTTTGACGAATGAGACACGTTGTCCAAAGTGTAAAGCCCAGATCAAGCATGATATGTATGATAAGGCATTTGCAGCGATGAGACTGGTTGGGAGTTTGTAATGGTTTGTTTATTTAAGTATCAGCTTGTTTGGCAATGTAGGGGGTTAAGACGATAAGGAGAGCCTAATGTCAGAACAACAGAAGCCGAGTGTTGGACGGTTTGTCTATCCTGTATACACGGGAAGTACCTAATGACAACTCATAACATCTCAATCACCCAGGATATGCGTAAGCGGTCGAAGGAGGAACAAGCTGCTTATGACCATCCTGGACATTTTCACGAATACGTGTTCAATCAGAAGCTCGCAAAGTTCCACTGGGAGATTTTTGAGGTCATACTCGCTGGGGCGGAAGAGGGACCAACAGACCTTTCGGTGAATAATCCGTTGTTGATTCTTGCACCGAGAAATCATGCAAAGACGACTAATTTCGCGGAATCGTATCCGTTGTGGGTTGCAGGGAGGAATCCTTCTACGATCCTGTGTCAGATCATCTGCTCAACTATTACTGTGGCGAAGAAACGGCTGTCGAGGATAAAATCGTGTATCGAGAGTAACAGTCGGTATAAAGAATTATTTGGGTCTTTGAAGCCTATAGATCGAGATGCTCAATGGACGTTAGAGCAGATTGAACTGAAGAGAGATAAGTCGTTGTCTTGGCTGGAAGGGACGGAGGAGCGTGATCCGTCGTTTATGGCAGTTGGGATTACTACGAATGTAGAAGGGGGCCGTGCGACACTTCAGGTGTATGATGATGTTGTGACATTTGAGAATTCGAAGACGGAACTCGGAAGGAAAAGTGTTTCAGAGAAATTCTGGACTTCGTTTGATCCGATGTTGTTACCAGGGGGGCAATCGATCACTCTTGGTACGAGATATCATTATGATGATCTTTATTCTGAATTGATTCGAAAATTTGATACAGAAGGGTTGTACGCGGATATGTATTCGGAGGAAGAGTGGGAAGACGAGGAATAATCGATGAGTTTGAACTACAACATTCTTGATGCGAAGTTTGAGGACACAGGCTGCGATCTTTTTGACGCATGTCTCGAATGTCCTTTGCCGGAATGTCGGTATGATATTTCAATCGAGAAGCAGTTGCGGTTAGCTCATCTTTTACGGATTCTCGATCTCTGGATGACAAACGAATACACGATCAAGGATTTAGCGAAACGGTTAAAGGTTGGATCATGGACTGTCCTAAAGGCGATTGAGTATGAAGGGCGGAGAGAAGAATTAGAACGGTTTATCATTGTCGAGGAGTTATTCGGGTTCACGAATCAGGATGTAAGTTCAAGAGATAGTGGATGGCGGATTCATTCGAATAGGGAAGTGAAAAATGGCCGTTAGAATCTACGATGCCGAGATGGGAGATGGGTTCAAGGAGGGTAAAGTTCTCTGGCCGGAAGTTCGTCCGTATAATTGGCTTGCAGGTAAGAAACGGAATACTCCAGGACCAGTCTACCGTGCACAGTATCGGAATGATCCTTCGGGTCTGAGAGGTGTTCGCTATGACCTTAACTGGGTACACTTTTACCGAAAGAATGAACTTCCGCCGATGCGAGAGTTGGTTGGAGTGCAAGGGGGAGACCCTGCAACTTCTAAGTCGAGTTCAGCAGATTACTTTGGACATTGTACACTCGCAAAGGATAACGCCACGGGAATCGTTTATGTACTTGACTTCACGTTTGATCGAGTCGAAGCACCGAGTCACTTACAGTTCCTCGAAACCCAATTCCTGAAATGGTCAATGCAAGGATTGCAAGTTCAAACGGTTTTTCTTGAAGAAGTCGGGCCACAGCAGAGTACAACGCAGAATCTAGCTGTTGCAACTAGAGTCTCTTCAATTGGCCCAATGCCTCTTACAATCGTTCGGCCAACGGGTAGTAAGGAACAACGATTAGATGCTATGATGAGATTTGTAGGGAATGGGACTATTCTGTTTCCTGGAGAGGAAAGTGAAGTTGGAGAGATGTCCTTGCCATTGAACCATCGAGGGTTCCAAGAATTCCAAACGGAATTTACTCAGTTTCCAAGAGGGAGTCGAGACGATGTTCTAGACGCTCTTTGGGTTGCAGGGCATGAGTTCACTGGCATTGCAACTGCTGCTTCTTACGATCAGTCGGTTGAAGAACAACGAACGGCAGAAGAGGTTGAGCAAGAGGACATTCGTAAAGACGGAGTGCTTGATATGCGGAAAGAGCATATGAAGGTACAGATCGCAGGATCGGAAGAACATAAGAGGATAGATGCAGGAAATTCAGCACAACGAGTATTAGGTGGACGAGGGATGTTCCACTTTTAATCTGAAGAAGGATTAGGTAGCGATTATGGATACGCTCTTAAAAAATTTAAGGTATTTTATAGGTAAGATACGCCCTCAGATCTTTTTAGCTTTGTGCTTATTGGGCATAATTGCCATTTTAGGAATTAGGGCAGACCTTAATGAAATTACAGTCGGCTGTATAGCGGGCATAATTGCGTTAGCAAAAGACGTTTTACAGGTAGATTCTGGTAACGGTGAAGGTGAAGGTAAAGAGTAAGGTGATAAGGAGTGGCTGATGCGAAAGAATTTATAGAAGAGGAAGGCAGACCATGGGTATAAAAAGATTAAAAATGCCTAGATTTTCCTCACTATTTCGACGTAGGTCCAAGAAAATCTCTGAAACAGATCAGAGTATAAATTTGGTTGAGGATAGAAAACCTCGACGGAAAATATCTTTGAAATTTCCCTCAATCAAGTTTCCCTCCATTCCAACCATACCTTTTTTCAGTTTTCTTAAAACCGTGCTTAAAATTACTGGACAGGCAATAAAATATACTCTTTCTGTAGTATTGGTAGTAGCAGGAATTTTAGGATTAACCGTATCTTATATTAATCCTATGCAGTTTATAGTTCCCTATCTCCCCTTCCAGATAGAGGGGACAATTATTAGTGTAGACCAAGCATTGGTACAGAGTTGGCTTACTTTAATCAATGCAAATCTAATTGCGGTAGTAGCAATTTCATCCACTTTGCTTTTGATGGGCATACTTGTTCATGTACGTAACTTTAANNCTTGGTGGCTTAACCTAAGAAAGNCCCCTATGGGTGTTGTAAGGTCACCCATTAGGGTATATAAGAGAATAACTATATGGAGGAACTGGACATTAGCTAAAGTAAATTATTTGAATGAAGAGTCAGCTAGATGGAAGGCCGCTTTCAATGTTTTGAAAAGTCCCTATTCCTTTTTGAGAATGATGGGCCTGTCACCGCAAATGGCTGTAGGTTTGTTGTTTGCGGGTTCTACTGTAGGTACTGGAGTTGTGGTGAACGAAACAGTCTTTTCGGNCAGGTCGTTTAAAAATGGAGATGCTGGTGTGTATGCCGCTCCAGTAGATACTCCATCCGCCGCTCTTGAGGAAATGCTGGCGTTTAGAAAAGACAATAAAAATGATAACACGTTACGGATNGTACTAGGTGTTATACCCGTTAGAGAAATTAAAATTGAGAACGTATCAGTTGGAACTGTTTATACTGGCGGTGCAATCCCATCGTCTGCCCATACTTCTGCTAGCGGTACTGCGGCTACCGCCACTGCGGTATTAATTGGAGGTACTGTGGTAAGTGGTGGCACCAGTACGTTCTTAGAAATCGGGGAAATGGTTCTTGAAAAGTCTCGTTGTTCATATCTATATTTTGATAACACCACCGCCCACACCATAAATGTTGTCGGCAATGCCAGTGATGGACAAAGTATAAATCAAACTCCAGGCACATCCAGAATGAGGGCAATCGGTGGTGGTCATCATCAGGCAGACGCAATGATAACTTCGGGTGGCTCATATGACCGTATCCATATCGACGCTCCGACGACTGCCATCAACGGGAAAATTGGCAAGCTTACACTATCAAACTTGTATACAGAGGGCGGGGCGTGTGTGTTCGACCGAATGAAAATCGGAGAATTGACGATTGAGCTAAATGAGATAGGAATCGCTGATGGATTCTCAACTAAGGAGTTCAAAATCCATCAGAGCGTGACAGCAGCCAATTGGAATGTGTCTGATAATGTGGAAGTTTCAATCGGAGTACCATCTGAGACCCTGACTAATGATTAGTATAGTAAAGTAAATACTCTAATATAGGAATAATAAGTGGTTAGGTTTACGATCTTAAAGGTTAGGGGAAGGAAAGGGATGAGAAATGATTACATTTGGATCGATAAGGTTAGGTTTGGCGATAGCCATGCGATTGAAGAGTATGGAAAATAGATCTGCAATGTTAGAGACTCTGATTAAAGCGGTAGGAGATGATGGAAAAGTGACACCTGTCGAGTGGGCAGTGATTGGTAAGCAGCTAGGAGTCTTTGATATTGTTGGGACGGGAAGTGAAAAGTGAGTATTTTTGCCTCGTTAGTCAATTGGTTTAGAGATAAAGTAGCATCGAACAAGCTTCGTGGACATGAATTTGGAGTAATTAGATTTGGTCCAAGTGAGCTTCCGATGGTGCCTTTCAAACATCCGCACATAGGAAAAGTTAA